TTTAAGTTCATCTTGATTTTTACTTGTTTGTTCTTGTAATTCTTTTTGTTGTTCTTTTAGTCGCTCGATTTCATCATTAGCTTTATCCAACTCTTTAGAAACAGAACCCAGCTCTTTATCAACCTTTGCTTTTTCTTTACGAAGTTTTTGCTCTTTTGTTAACTCTTTTTCGATTATTTCTAAATCAGATTCAATCGTTTCTGAATTAGAGTCAAGTCGATTTAACTTATCGAGTAGTTCCCAGTTTTTAGCAAGGTCACGATTGGTTTGTGACTTGATGATTTTTGCTTCCTCTTCAGTCAACTTCATTTGGCCGTCTGAAGATAATAGCCACTCTTCGGCAATTTCTATATTGGATTTACCAATATGGTTATCCTCTATGAATGTCTGCTCTGCAGATTCCATAGCTTGATTAACAGCTTCATTAAATGTAAATCCTGTTTGCTCACGTTCAGCAGCTTCTAATTCTTTTAGCGTGCCGTATCGAGTATTGGCTAATGCATTTTTACCGAATGCATTATAGCGTTGATGGTCTTTATATATTGGATACTGTTCCATTAAACGCTTTTCAATATCAGCTTGAATAGAATCTTTTTCATCATTCCATTCTTTGATTGGTCGATTCTCCAATTCTTTTATATACCGCTTCATGACACGTTCTTTCGCCATTTCCCCGACGTCGGCAATATGGCTTTGAACCTTTGCTTGTTCGGCTTCATCGAGCTGTTTAAATAACTTGCTAGATTCAAATTGTTCAAGTGCCTGTTCTTTTGTGTAAGCATCAATATCTTCTTGGGTAGCGATCATGCGTGCCATAATGTCTTGAATTTCTTTAGGTGGTAATCCGCCTAGTCGTGTCACCGCACGATATATACGAGTTAACCACTTTGAGAACATTCGGAATACACGTTGCAATCCTTTAGTAGGTGCGTTACCTTCACGAAGGTATGCTTCCCATCCACGAGCGAACTTTTCATGTGCTTTAGTATTATCAGCGCCTTCTGTATCATCCCATTCAGACCACTCTTTCAACTTGTTCCAATCCGTTACAAGTTGCTCTGGAGCGTTTTCCATTTCAGCTAGGTTCTTAATATCATCAAAAAATACGTGTCCCATTTCATGTAAGAATGTTGACCGGTCAGCTGTTTTGAAGATTTGAATAAGGCGGTCGGTAGGACTATTAATTTGCGTCATACCGTTGATAGATTGATTGTATTTTTCAATTACTTTGATTGCCTTATCATCAAATACTACATAGCATCGTCCGTCTTGTTCGCCATCGTAGTAGATGCCTTTTATGCCGATACTATTTAAAAATTCACTAGCTTTTTTAGCATTTTTCACGTTATGAAGATTAAAATGTTCATCATTACCAAGTGCATGAGATAAAAACGAATACAACTGTTTACCAGCAATATTGGTTTTCTCTAATGCACCATATACATCAGTCTTAACATTCGAGATAGCTTTTTCTTCACGTTCTCGTTCTAACTGTTTTTCTTTCTCGTATTGTGAATATAGATCATATCTAAACTTTTTATACACAGCTTCCAATAAATCTTCATTACCAGCTATGGTATCAATATTTTCATCTATACCTACTGACTTCAAAAATCTATCAATATTTCTTTTTTGAATTTTATTGATGTCATTTATTGTTTTATTTTTGTTATGTAGTTCAGATATTATGTACCCTACATCCATAAAGCGTGTGTATTTATTTGTCCATTCATCACCAATAATAGACCCTTTGTGATATTTAATTAATAAACTTGTAAAACGTTCCAGTTGTTCTTCTGACATTTTATGTAATCCGTTTTTCAAGCTATCTCTTACATATCGACTATATCCAGAAATAGGATATTGCTCTGGTAATAACTCTGTTTCATTTGGTATTTCTACTTTAAATAAACTGCTTTTGTTAGAATCTTGTGCTTTACTCAATACCTCTTTATATAGATTGGATACTTTTTTATCTTTGGCAAAATATAAGCCCCAACCATGTGCTTGGTTGCCCTCACCACTCCCGATAGCGCCTAAATCAAACTCATCAAAATCATGTGGTGAACCATGCCATGCAGCTTGATAGTATTGATAATTATGTTGTTTTCGGAGCTTGTCTAAATCTTTTTCGTTTGGTATACTTACATCAAAGAAGTCACTAATGTGGTATTTCGCTTGGGGTAATGAGAGCCCCTCTGCCAGATACCAATTAGTGACTTTTTGTTCGTTTATATATAACGGCGTATCAAACTCAGGATTTTCCAAGTAATCTTGATACCATTTATTCTTTACCGTATCTTTTGTATACACACTATTAACCAAGCTATACACAATCGTGTTATTACGCTTGGTTTTATTTAATTGCATTGGAATTACAACATTTAAGCCGTTATCTGCTTTCATTTCCGCCATAACCACAATACTATCTTTTACCGTACTTGATTTAAAAATGGCAACAGGGTCAACTAATGCAAAAGGAAGTTGTTCCAATTCGTTTAGCGTAATTTCCGGGTGCTTTTCTTGTATATCCGCAATTTTAGATTGTTTAATTACAACGTCGTAGTCAAGACCTCCAATCATTTGTAATACTAATGGTGTGTCCATTATCTTAACAAATGCATTGGATTTAGGATTATATTCTTTTAATGTGTGAACCCATTCCGCTTGGTCTTTTGCCAATTTGACATCGCTTTGTTTAACTTGATTTAATCCTTTTTGCCCTTTTAGTTCGCCGTTCATTTGTACACGAACAGTATTGAAATAATCCATGGCCGTATAGTTACCACGTCCAGCACGTCGCATAATATCTGCCATAACATCAGCATGTTGTGCCATAAGCAATGCATTAGCTTCCGCCGTATCACGTTGTTTACGATCAACTGATTCATCACTCATTATAGATTTTAAGGACTGATACACCTCATAACCGGATTTGGATAATTGCATACGTAATGCGATGTCATTATCTGCCAATTCAAATAGCTTATCTCGCATAGATTCTAGTGACTCAATTTGTTTGAGTGTATGCTCCATATCAGCATAATGAGCTCCTGCTTGATTAAGTGCTTCCGGATTATCCGCTAATGCACTTTGCGTACGAGCAAGGCTAGATTGATATGCCATTCGTCTACGTTCAGCATTTGAACGTGGTGGTTTATTTTCACCTAACCATGTAGGGGTTACACCGCTAGTACGTGCGGTTTCTAAATCTGCATCCATAGCATCAAAATCACTTGTATATTGTTCTCGGTATTGCTCGGTTAATTCCTTGTACACATTGTTAAATGTTTGTTTAATGTGTGTCGGATCCGCAAGAACTATATCAAGCATTTCTTTATCTACATCGGATGTTTCATCAAAGTAGGAACGAATAATATCATTCTTAACACGCTCTGCACGTTTTTCAGTATCATCCTTAACAAGGTCTTTCATAGCATGTACTTCTTCTTTGGCACGTTCAAGTGTTTTCATAGAAAGACCACCACGTGTAAAGTAAGAGGATTCTTCCAGCGCTTTAACTGTTTCTTCCGATAAGCCACCGCTTAATTGAGCATAGGACCCGATAGGTATTTCGATTGGAGCATCGGCGGTAATTGCCTTGGATACTTCCTCTTGAGTAGTAAGTCCTGCATCTACCATATTACGGATAGCCGCTTGACCTTCTGCAGTTTCAGCCATTTCATTAACATTTACATATGCAGTAGACACACCTATATTATCGCCTTGAGCTTGTACAATTTTTCCATACAACTCAGGGTTTTCTTTTGCCAATTTGTTAGCCGCAGCATCGTTTTTTAAATTCTGCATGATAACATGACCGTTACGGTTTTGTTCTTCCATCACCACCATATGTTGTTCTTCTGGTGATAACTTTTGAAAGTCTTTAAAAGCCTTCATGGTACGAACACCGCTAATGCCACCACCAATTACACCAAAACCAACAACGGCAGGTAGTGCTTGCCACATAGCTTCGCCGGCACCAACAAACATATCACCTACAGAATATGGACCCTCTTGATCATTCGATTTACGCCATAGGTTATGCTGTAATTTTTCGTTGACGTCTTGTAACCCTTCTTCAAACAACTCTGGAGCGCCCGCCTTAATAGAAGTCTTGGCCACCTGTGCAGCAGTAATACCAATACCACGATTAAATGTCTCAGCTGCATTAGTAGTCCCTCTTGAAATTGCATTGGCAAGTGCGGACTTAGGAGCGATTTTAGATGCTGCTTTACCAATAGCCCGAGTGGCCACAAATTCAATCCCTGCATCGATTGCAGCAAATGACATAGCATACTCTTTCGCTTCTTCATTGGAATATACTCGATTACCGCTTGCATCTTTTTTGTTAATAAGTTCTAAGTACTTACTTCCGAATGACATTTGATACATTTGTTCCGCCATACCTACTTGTGTGCCAGTCCTCAAACCAACTAATGCACCCGGAATAGCACCCTCACCACCGACTGGTGCAGTTGCTACTGCACCAGCAGCTGCACCTAACGCCATACCTTCTGCAGCACGATTCGACCCTTTGATAGCATGTACAGCCATCATATACCCTTGGGCTGCAGTTTCTCCAATAACAGATTCTAATATATTACTACCGTCAGACTGCCTGTATTTAGATAGGTTTTCGTCTAACTGATTGATTTCGGCTGTTAGTTCAGCAATCTTATTTGGGTCGTTTTCTTGGGATAATTTATACCCGGCTTGGGCGCGTAAGATTTGGTCATTCATAGACCAAACATTCTGTTGGACCGCATCAAATACGCCGTGAGTATTATTAATGGATTCAAGATTGCGTAATGCAGTAATTGCTTCAGCAGAACTTTTATAATTTATAGTGTTAAGTTCTGGATACATATCACGAATCTCTTGAATCGTTTTACCCCTATCCATTTGTGCTGCGGCCAATTCAGCACGTCTGATACCTTCTTGGCCACTTGCCATAATCAAATCAGGATTAATGCCTAGCTTTTCACCGCTATCAATAGCAGACCGGCTCCAATCTTCTTTGTTCCATAGATAAATTTGCTCTGCACGATGCATAGCAGGTTGTAATATTTCACTAGCCTTATTTACAAAGTTTTCACTTTGTTCAGGTGTTATGTCTGTTTGTGCCAATGCATTCAAGCTATTAGTATCTACTGTAGCTTGCGACGGGTCTTTATGTAACCAATCATTTAATCCACTAGCGACATTACTTATTGCCTTGCCATACGAATTATCGGTGGTTTCTTGTTGGACCACACCTTCAAATGACGTATGTGCATTAGATTGAATGCCAAAAGTACCATTTGTCGCTTGTTCTGGTGTGATTTTATAGTTACCCATTATTGACCTAACCTTTCTGCCAATTCTTCTGGTGTAATTGTATGTGTATCTCCGCTACTATCTTTATAAACATAATAAGGTTGACCATCATCGCCTGTAGTATTATATAACCCATACATACCATTGGCAGCCAATTGAGCATTTGTATATGTAACTGCAGAACCTTTACCGCCGAAGAAATTTGCCATTTTGCCTGCGCCCCAGAACTCGCCTGTTTTGGTTGATGCAATTGCCTGTTGCGCTACTTCCTCTGCACCCCATTGCGCCATTTGTGCAGGCGACGGGTCATACCCGTTCTTTTCTCTAAATTCTTGAACCTTTGGATATACTGCAGTAGACACGCCTTGCCATTCAACCCCATCAATTTTTCTACCAGCAAGACTTTCTATACTACTCTTCATGCCTTTCATGTTAGGAGAGTATTTGCCAGTACCATTAGCGTATTCATCAAATTCCTTATTAATTTGTGATAATTGTTGAGGATTAAAATATACGCCCATTTGACTGATAAAATTATTTAGATCATCCATGCTTTTAAATTGACCATTAGCAATGGCTGTCTTCACCCCTAGTACATTTACCTCTTTAGCTTGCAGTGCTTTCGCTGCTGCTTTATTAACTGCTATTTGTGCTTGATTCAGTTGACCTTGCATAGCTCTTGCATATTCAGGATGAGTAGCAGCATAATCCTGTCTAATCTTCAACGCCGTTACATCGGTTCCACCGTTTTTAGCATCAGCAGCAACCATTTGTTCTACCTCAGCTTTTTGATTTTCCAATGCCACAGCGCGGCTATGTGCAATCTGTTGCAGTTGGGTAGCAACATTACGTTGAATCATTTCTTTACGCTGTTGAGCCTGTGCGGGAGTTTCCGCTTGTGCCTGCCCATTAAATAGACGTGATTTAACTTCTTGTATATATTGGCGAACACTAGGCTCATCACCGTTTCCTTGAGGTGCATCCCACGAATAATGATTGCCGTCACTATCAATGGCATCTGGTGCACCGTCTTTCCAACGTTGCCCATTCACAGGGCCCGCATACCATGCAGCAAATGCCCCTTCAACACCATATTTTTGTGCATATTCGCCTAATTTGAATGCAGCGACTTTTTTTTGTGATTCCGGGTCAGACATATCAGCGCCCGGAATACCTGCTTGTGCGCTCCATTCAGGCCAATTACTCGGTAATATTTGAAATAAACCATAAGCACCTGTCCGACCATTAACAGCGCTAGCATCACCGCTGCTTTCCTGTCCCATCACGGCCGCTTTCAAATTTTCTACGGTAGCTTCACCAGTACTGCCGGCAACTTTACCAAATCCACTTTCAAATAATTTGTTGGTAACTTTGTTTAAAAGGTCTGGATCATATGGGTCAAATTCGCCAATAACATCACGAATAGTCTTTTCATTACCGGTTGCTAATACCATACTTGCTTTACGTACCTTTTGCCGATATCCCATGATTTCCTTTTCGTCAATCAATCCGGATTCAGCGGCGGCATTAATCATCTTATTTGCGCCGTCTAAATCATCATCAGAGATTTTCTTTTCAATCATGGTAACTGCAGTATTTTGCTGTGCTTTTTTAACTTGAAGATTAATCGTATTATCGTCATATCCAAGATTGGCAAGTTGAGCATGAACACTACCGCTTATTTGTTGCATAGTTTGTCCAAATGAATCGGGATTGCTGTTTACAACACCGTTATTAGCGATATTTTGAATGTTCATATTCAACGCCTTCATAGCACTGTCTTCATATTGGCCGCGAACATATCGATTGATTGTATTTATCGTATTTATTCTGTCGTTATCAACAACTTTATTAAACGCATTAATCGAATCGGTCATTTTAAAACCATATTTTCTCATGATTTCATTTCGTTTAACAGATTCAATCTCACTATAATCAGTAGGGATATTTAATGCGTTTTCGCCTTTACGATTCATAAGGCCATTATCGGGGTCATACATAGCTTGGTTCATAGCTTCGGTATATTCATTAGTCGCATTTACTACGTCTACCAATTCTTTTTGTTTTTGAATCTGTAGCATAGTTGAGCCTAAATCGCCAATAGCTTTACCAAGACTTGATAATCCCTGTTGATTACCGCCATATGCCATTTCATTACCGGAAGCTTGTGTACTGCCTTGAATCGTATTCAGCTTTTGCGTCGGATCATAATTAGCAAATTTCATATCCTACTACCTCATTTTGTAATCACGCTTAACTGTTACCACAGGCCCCTTATCTGTATAACCAGTAGGGTCACCGCCATACGTAGTCTTCATTTTAGGCTTGGCATATTGTTGCTTTAACGCATACATAGATGATGCAGCACCAAGAATACTACCTACCATTGCCAAATTGCCTTGACGTCGTGCATTTTTAGCGGAAGCACGTGCGGCGTTAGCCTCATTCTGATAGTTCATGCCATTCAAATATTCGTTGTAAATAGCATTATTCTTGTTTTGTTCCCAGTTATAGACGTCTTTGTTATATTCATCATAACTGGACGCCATTAACTGTAATGGGGACCCTGCCATTTGCAATCCACTTGCCCCTGCTTCAGCGGCATTCGTTCCGGCTACAAGACGCATACGATTATCCATTTTGTCACGCTCTTGGAGTTGTTGCATGGCAATTTGCTCTTGCTTGCGGTCAGATATTCGCTTATTAGCTTCTGCCGCTTGCGCCTGTGCGTTATACATAGCAGATTGTGCTTTAGCTTGTTGATTTTGAGCAACCAATCCCATGCCAGTACTGACTGCGGTTAAGATTGCCGCTGCGGGTAAGCACATATGAAATCCTCCTTCTTGAGAGTAAATAATTCCAAATCACCAACCTTAACAGTTGGATGAATCACGGCCCCAATCGATTCGAGCCATCGTTTTGTTTTAATGTTTGTTGTATGAACGTAATTGAATAGCCATTCACGAGTTTCTAACCATTCAGCGATGACTTGATTGCTTAACTTGATAAAACGCATCTGCCAGCGCATATCGTTTTCTAATACTTTATTGCCAAGAAAATATATCCCATACATTCCGTTAACCGGTTCTTTTGCAATCCCATACACACAAATTGCCACATCATCATCTACGACGATATGGCTATCATAATCCGGCTTACAAATTTCGGAACAAAAATCTTTAAAAGGATATAAACGATTCACCTCTTGGACTTCTATGGCATCTATTGTCCTTAGGTTGACTTCTAGGTCATGAATTAATTTAACTCGCCGTGTAGGCTCAATTTCATCAATTTTATAATCCCGGCACATCCTTTAATCCTCCCCCAATTTCAACTATGCGAGTTATCGACAATAAATTAAATGGGAATGGATCACTATGCTTAATACATATCGATGTATCAGTTGAATAGTTCATACCCATTTTAGGTAAAATTACAGGCTTGTCGCCAGTAAATAGTTCATTCGGTGGTAATGTAATATCATCCATTTTGTCAAATGTACGACCAACTTTACCGCCAAATGACTTGTACACTCGCAATACTACTCTTGATACCGTAGCTACACGCCCTTGTAATGTTCCATCTTGCATTTGCATTTCTACAGATGGCACACGAATCTTAGAGGTAAACGGTAATCCGATTTTAATATTGCTACCACTGACGTTTAACTGTAATAAGCCATCATCTGGTACAACCACATCCGGTTGTTGTTTGCCATCAATTACAACTTGCACAGTTTGACCACTCAAATGAGGAATGTTAATACTATCAATTGCATTACTCGACTTAAATTCGACATAGCAATCGAGGAATACATTCACATCATCAGAATACAGTGGCACCATACGCTCGATACATTTTACTTTTTTACCTTGTAATGTACGCTCGACAAGTGTATATAAACTATCCTGTTCACCCTCAGACACGGATTCGCAATACAGATACTTACCATTAGTCACAAAATGTGACCAACCATATACCTTTTGCTCTGGTATATACGTTAAGCAATTAATTTCCCCATCATTTCTGATGTAGTAAATAATACTGTCTGGATCTTGCGCATACGCACTGGTGATAGTTAAATACCCTCTAACACGTGTCTTAACAAATAATGTAAGGTCTTGCCCTGTATAGTTATCAGACTCGTAACTATAACCCATATCACGAACAGTGCCGCCACGTTCTTGAACAAACACACAACGGTTACCTATGAACTGTGGTTCACATGATAAGGCTCCTCGTTGCGTCTGTGTTTTTAAATTACAGTTGGTAGGAGTAATCGTTTTATCGCCGCTAACAATCCATTCATTACCGCTTGTAAGAATGATTAGATCGTTCGCAGGTACAAGATGTCGAATCTCGTACATTTTGCGATTAATCACAGGTAAGGTAATTGAACTATCATCTGTGATAGTCCCCTCTACCTTTTCAACGCCAAAGTTTGGATAATCACCAGTCCGGCTCATCCAAATATAATTAGGGTTCTTATTGGTAGCGGCCACCACAAAGCGGTCTTGATAAAACGTACACAATTTAGGATAACCGTTGCTACGGCCCCAACTCCCCATCTTCCATTTAGAGGTGGCTTCGTTTTCAACGATACCATTCAAGATATTAATCTTCATGGTCTTAGCATCTACAAATTCTTTAAATTCGACAATGCCCCATGTGGTATATGGAAGAATTGAAATGTCAACATTACATTCACCACTTTTTATGTCTGATTGAATGCGTAGTTTTGCATTTGATTCAATTTTGCCGGCATCGGTTACGTTGTAGTCGTTATTAGATGAATACGTGCGATAGTCTTTCCAAGTCGTTCCATTATTTGTGGTAATTTGTAGTTTTACGGTACCAGTCCATGTTCCATGTGTGGTAAACTTCCAAGATAAATCTTGGTCTGTTGAATAGGATTCCACATTGTAATTAATGTTGTTGTACTCATTCCATTTATTAAAGCCGCCCATAAATGACCGTTTTTCTTTTTTCTCTACTACTACGCCAGTATTCTTTGTATGAACAGCTGCAACGAAATAGCCTAGTTGCATGACCATTCCAACCATATCAGCATTGAATAGATCCTTACTAGAACGTATCATATCACCCGTTACTGTTACGTTAGAATTAACATCTGTATTGATTGTGTCATACGGTTGTTCAGTTAACTTGTAGGCTTCAAGTCGCCAATCAGTATCACTATACCGAGATAGTGTCTGTATCGGATATTTCCCACTACAGATGAACATAACGTCACCAGATTGACTACAGTTCAAATCAAACAATATATCGCTAGTAAAAGGAGTTGTAACTTCAATGCCTGTATAAACTCCGTAGTTCCACACACGAATATATTTGTCGCCAATCTCGAGCATGAAAGAATTGTTAGTATTTGTAGTAAATTCAAATAATCGTGTTGGTTTATCGCTATATTTAACTTGCCCTACATATTGGCTGCCTTGTCTTTTGGCAACGGCTCCATATGGACGAATAACTACATTCTCCGCCTCTAATAAAGCACTTTTATATTGCTCTAAATCAAAACGGCTCGATACATCCGGTGATACTTCACCAGTTGTAAAAGCTAATTGTGATATATAGATAGGATTACCCATTACCAATCCCTCGCTTTCACATAACTGGATATATATACTGTATCTTGCTTACGTTCTTTAGCATTCATACCTTTTGCCTCTTGAACTGCAGCTTGATACAACTTGTACGCTTGGTCAAACAATCCTCTATCGCCAGTTAATGGCATTGCTAGAGCGCTAGCCAATTTACATTGCAGCATATACAAAGATATGGAATCCCAAACGTCTAAATCTGTAACATCATATATATAATCAATGAATGCTAGTGGCACATCGCTCACTATGCATTTTTTGTTATTTCCAATATTAAATATGTTATATTCCGGTTGCGATTCCGCATGGAAGCGATCGCCTTGTGGAATAACTCCTAATATCCGAATGCATCGTTCCGGATACGCATATACATAATTCCACCCATTAATTTTATGAGCGGATAATACCAATCTTTCATTTTTTCGAGCAAAATTCCATTCGAACTGCCGCAATATTAACTGTCTAGTTGGGTCATATTGCATACGACATTGGCGGCCTTGCTCGGTTTCTTCTTCAAATGAATAAAGCAGTCCTGCATTAATTAATGCGAGTGCTTGATTGCAAATATCAGTAGGTGTCATAGTTCCCCCTATATGGTAATAGAGGGATGCATAAGCACCCCTCATATTGTCACTTATTCTTCCGTAGTATCGGTTTTCTTTTTGTTTGTTTTCTTAGGCTTTTCGTTGCCAGTATTTTTATCTGGTGGGTTTTCATTGCCTGTATTGTCACCTTCAGTATTTTCATCTGGTGGGTTTTTGTCACCCGGTTCTGTTTCAGTAGGCTTTACGTTTCCTACAAATTCAAAACAATCTTTCCCGAAATCATTGATCACATCTTCTGGAATATCGATTGTTTCACCTTTTTCAACAAGGCCATGCATAGTTAGATACATTTTTTGTTTAGTTGTTACTAACATAATTACACCACCTTATCGAGCAATATTCGTATCAAATGTAAGGAATGCGGTAATAGTACCCGCAGTCATATTGTTCGCATTGATGCGAATGAACTTTTTCGCACCAGCTGGAATACGCATTACACGTTCTTCGCCAGCTTTTGCATTAGCAGGTAATGTAACGCCGGTCAACAATTTAGCATCAGCCATATTTTCCTTATCGGAAGTATAGACATTGAATAAACCTGTACCGGTTACATCTGCATCAATACGAATGACGAGCCAAGGAGCGACAACAGCGTCGCCCCCTTCACCATTCATTACTACTTCAGAGTTTGTGTTAGCTGTAATAGCCTTCTTCCAGAAAAATACATTTTCTTTATCGATCATCATAACTTGGTTACCCCCTATTATTTAACTTGTTGTTCGCCAATAATTAATGCATCAGTACGACGTACTGGAACGTCATTGAAATCAACAACGATTTTTCCCGGTTCTTTACCTGCTGCAGTTTGATATTGGTGACCTTTGTTAAGTTGTTTACGTAAGAAACCACGAACAGTCTTGTTCATATACCAAACTGGACGACCCATACCAAGGTTAGGAATTTTTTCTTCTGCATCAATCATCAAATTGATAAGGTCAGCGCCTGCAGATGCGTCTTTTGTAAGTTTAGATACATCAATGTTCGCAATACGAACAGCATAACGCCAGTCACGGACTGTTAAACCCAAATCCCAAGAATAATGAGTTTGATATGCTTTATACTTTTTGCCTTCACCATCAAGTGCATCAACTACACCATCATTTTCCATTGTGAAGCCAGCTTTACCACCTTTAGGATAGAACCCATACATAGTATTAGGGCCCCATACGCAAAGCCAAATAGAAGTCAATTGATTACCGGTACCTCCTGCATCAATAAGATTTTCTGCGGAGCGAGCCGTTTTATCATTGTATCGTGGTGCTAATCCGATAAATTTTTCAGGTTCAGATTTAGAACCATAGAATAAAGTAGACGCCATTTCTTGGTTCATAGATTCCAAGAATGCACGATCTTCTTGTAAACGGAATTCAGCAGCATTATTAGAAATATCTACCAATTTACGGTCAACAACTGCATATGCCTCGAGCATACCGCAGGCGTCTGTAATTTGTGCTGTTTTAGATTTATCTTGATTTACACCGCTGTTAAATAAACGCCAAGTTGCCTTTGGCAAACCAGTACGAATGGTAGTCATATTACCAGTTGCAAGGTTACCTTCAAGCATTGTCATGTCGGTTAAAACTTCATTAGTTTGGTTCATCATCTCAACAATTTTATCAAGATGACCATCACCTTTTACACGTTGTGCTACATCGAGCAAAGTAGGGTTTAATGTTCCAATTGCCATTTAAATTCTCCTTTATTTTTTCATATTTCCGTAAATAGATTCTGCCAACTGTTGTTCAGTCGTAATGTCATGGTTGCCTTTAGAATTACCCACACCCGGGTCTTCCTGAACCATTTCACCAACTGCCGCAAATACCTTAATCATGTTGATGTTGTTGTCGATATGACTATCAACAAGTAATTGACGTAATTCCGGTACCGCTTTAGTAAGTGCTTCAATACCTTTACCTGCGAGGGCTACAGTTTCATCGAATTTACCGCCCAATTCCTTCTTGGCGTTTTCATAATCCGCTTGGTGTTTTTCAACAAGTGCTTGTTCTTGCTGCTCTTGATAAGCAGTCAAGATATTCTGTGCGTATTGACTGCCAAACTTGGCTAGTTCAACTGCCTGTTCCTGTGTCGCACCGACTTGATTAAGTAACTTACTAAAGTCAGCGGATACAGTTTCATCAAGTTCAGTACCTTCAGGGAATACCTCCTTGAAGTCATAAACCGTTGGTTCAGTAGGTGGCGTATTATCACCGCCTAGTACAGATGGATTACTACCTTCACCATTTGGATTAGCAGGTGGTTCAGTAGGTGGCGTAGGATTGTTTAGGTCCGGATTCGTGCCCGGTTCATTGCCAGTCATGTTATTGTTAGCACCCATAGTTTCTTCAGCCATTTTGTTTCTCCTTATCGACTAAATTATTAAAATATTCTTGTTGCCCGATATATTCGAGCTGCGCTTGGTGATACTGCTTAACTCCATTGGTGCCCAACTTAACTAGATCACCATGGAATAACAGTCCTACCTTGCGCTTTCCTTCGTTGAAATATGTTTCACTGTTGCCAGTGAACGATTGCTTTAATATGCCCGAGCGGTCCATAAGCCTACAAAAAAACCACCTACCTAGCTCTGTGCTAAGTACGTGGTTAAGCGCCTGCATATCTCGCTCTTGCATATAATCTTTAATTGTTTTCATCTAAACACCGTCCATTCCTAGCCAACTCTGTAATGCAGGGTTGCCATCATTGGCGGCGTCTGTTGCTTGCTTAGCTGCTTGCGCCATTCCCGGTGCCAATTGAGCCGCTTGCATAAGTTGTTGTTGCTGTTGCTGTTCAGCCTGTGCCTGTGCTTGCTGTGCCAAGATTTCTTGATACTCATCATCCGAGCGAATAATCTTAGCAGGTACGCCCAAGTTAACGCCGTATGTATTGGCTGCTTCCTCAAAGTTAAACTTGTTAACGATGTTAGGATTAGCCTGTGCCAAAGACATGATGAACGCAAAATACTGTTCGATGTTTACCAACGAACTCATCTTTTGAGCTTGAGCCAATGGTGAGATATATTCTATCTTCACCTCTTGACCGTTTAATTGGTCTAGAAGTTCCTCATCCTCAACAGGTGGAAACACACCGGCACGATCTAAAACCGCATACACACGTTCAATAATTGGATTCAAGAATTCAGATAACAACCGTTCAACTACAGGGCCTAATTGTTGTAATTTCTCTTGCGTGCGCTCCATGACCTCACGAGCCGTCATCTGCCCTTTATCAATTTGATCTAGCATCAAGAACAGATCCGCACTATAGGCTCTCTTGATTGAATCCTCTGTTACTGCAATCTTGTTTTGAATATCCTGTAAATTAGACTGCACAGCAAACATCGGTTCAACTTTATGTTGCCCCTCAATCTCTGTAATGCCACCCGGATATAAGTTAACCGTACTAATGACATCAGATGGTGCTTGCATAGGAGGTTTAACCCCTAACTCAACGGCTGTTAGATAATCAAATTCCAATTTCTGTAACATTTGTGAATCTGGTTGAGCGAACCATGCAGCGCCTTTGCCGTAACCATTCAAGTCCATGGATGTATGTCGAGCAATTGGAATTGGCCACTCCTCAAAGCCACCATGATATAAGACTTCATCGCTATTGCTGCCTTCCACCCAGTAGATTGACGAATATGGCATATTGCGACGCCCTAACTTATCCTTACGGTCATTATTAGGCTCAACCAACCAATTGACTGTGAATGATTGTTGCAAGCTGTTGCCATTGTCGTAAATATTCTTAACGTTATCTGGGCAATTATCATACCCAAACTGTTCGACAATCTGATCTACTGTCATTTTGTATTTACGACCAAAGATATTTACGGTTTCCTTGCTGTTGGTACTGATAGCATAGGTGCCTATCGGGTACGATGTGAAACGAACACCAGATTCACTATCAGCGAATATTCCCATAGGAGCTTGTCCCATGGTTAACTCCATATAGACTTGATGGACTACGCTGTAGAAATTGGATTTAGCGAGGACTGCATACAAGATTTCCTCTCGTTCATCCAATAATTCCGCAACTTGGCTATTCGCTGCTACGTCGATGTTTTCCATCGTTAGCTTAAACCACTTACGGCTCGGAGGCGTTAAGCCGCTCATGACGCCACTGGCGAATATCTGGCATGACTCCCAAGCTACAGGGTTTAGGATTTTACCGTTATAAGGTTCAGACTGGTCTTCCTCACCGTCGAACTGACCAATAAACGGCAACTGATAGTCACGCAACTGCTTCCACTTATTAATGTATCGTTGCTGCGCATTAAATAGTTGCGAAAACTTCTTTCTCAACTTCGTATAATCACGTCTAACAGGCTTAACACCTTCAGTAGGTTGTCTAGCCAGTAAAGATTCCATTTCCGCCATGCTATCCCCCTAAAATTGATTTCTGACCGCCCGCAGTCGGACCTAAGATAGTAGATTCAAAGCCACGTTTGAATTTGCGTTTAGTTTCTGCCATTTCCTCACCAGTCTGATTACTCATATTCGTTTGAACAGTCGGAGCCGGAGCAGGTGGTGTATAGTTAGCAGATGCACCTTTCATACACATCTTTATCCCTCACTTTCTACAATTAAAAAGGATTATAACTTGTATTAGCTACAATCCTATTGCCTGTTTCGCTTTTTTTAACGACCCGCGCAGCAAAGGTCAAGGCTAATGCATCGCCTTTATTTGGTGATGGCAAGCCTCGTTCTTTCATATCTTTTTTACTTTCGAGCTGAATATGGCCATTCTTATCGATGATAGCCTCAGGCCCTACAATGTCATCATAAAGTGCTTGGTCATTCGGTGGAATCGAGCCACCTTCACGGAGCCATTCTTTCATTTGTCCCCACATATAGGCCCTCATATTAAGATATACAGGGTCATTACTTTTACCACCAAACTCAATTAACCGCCATTTGCGGCCTAATTGCTTACCAATGCTATAGATGCCTGTTCCATATCCCATATCAATGAATACGGCATCTGCTTTATATTCGTCCTCAAACTGGGCGATGAGTTGAGCCATGCGCCAGTCATCGTCATTCTTAGGAATCGATGCTAGCGACTTCATATAGTAGCCTTGCCGCATTACTATTTCTAAAGAGTCTGAGCCGGTCCACGCAGGATCCACACCAATGATTACCGGTAAATGGTCAAATGCACCCGGCTTATACGATTGCTTTTGTGCCTTATCCGCAATTTCAGTAGAGATAAACTGCAAATCTGATGCGGAAGGGAATACACCACGAACACGAACTTTGAAGAAGTCAGAATCTTCACCGTAAGCCTCTAACCATTCTTCTATCTTAGCTTTGTTAGATATTTTAACGGTACGACTATCAATCTGATACGTATTCCAGAACTTCCTATACTTTCTAAAACATTCACGGAACCGACCACTATTACGAGTAGGGTTTCCAAATGCACACCAAATAATTTCAGTGTTAGCATCTGTAAGAGCCCCTTCAGTAACTTCCCAAATAACATCATCAATAGCAGAGGCTTCATCAAATAGAACTAATATCCGATTGCCTTGGTTGTGAAGACCGGCGAATGATTCAGGGGAATTCTTACTCCAAGGAATGGCATCGATGCGCCATGTCTTTTCATAGTCTTTATCGCTACAAAAAATAGCTGTGGCCGTATAGGTAAACAAATCTTTAGCAATGAACATATTGTGCCATTTGCTAAGTTCTGGCCATGTTTTAGTTCGGAGCTGACCTTCCGTATTGGCAGTAACTACGCCACGAGTATTTTCATGAGTAGATATTGCAAAATGAATAAGCCATGATATCAGCGCTGATTTACCGATACCATGGCCAGATGCTACCGCCTCTTGAATAGCGGTTTGTAGGTCTTTGCCCTTCTTTAATTGTTCACCGATGTCTTTTAAGATTTGAATTTGCCATTCATCGGGACCTTCCATATCCTCCAATGGCGTCCCCGGCTCTCCCCAAGGATAGGCAAAGTATACAAATGCTAACGGATCATGTGTAAGAGCGCCTAATGCCTCTATTAACTCGTCATGTTTTTCCATTAGCCTTCTCCCGTGCAGCTTTCAATTTATCCATAGCAGACACCGTAAGCTCACCTTTAACATCGATATTTTTAGTATCTCTCCATTTTTCAGGATTGCGGTTCTTTAGCCAGAATATCTGAGCTGTAACATCTGGGGGCTGTTGTTTCTTTACAACTTTAACGAGCTTCCCATTCTCGTATGTTTTCTCCTCATATTCGTAACCGATAGCACGTTTATGCAATGCATTTTCAACTTCAAGGTCAATAACTTCCTTCCCTCTTTTAAGGGACTGTAAAAAAGGTAAGGAATCCTTTTTCCAGTTATACAAGGTTTTAACCGAAATACCTATATTTTTTGCTATCTGCTCATCAGTAAGGCCATCACGAGCCCAACCTTCTGCACGCAATAAATTATCTGGGTCAGTTAGCCAGTTCTTTTTATTTACTCGCAATGGATCATCACCTCACTTTAATGTATTACCGCCCTTGCGAATCATCTTCCCATTTTTTCTTACACATAATCCACATGAATTTTTACTAGCACTTGAATGCGTAATATAGGATTGACATAAGCCATCATAAAATATTTCATTGGCCGTACATATTCCATTTTTATTATTCAAGCATTTGTGCTTGATGCAGTGTATTTGTGTCATAATTATTTTTGGTAGCAAAAAAGGCACATCAATTACGATGCGCCTTTTTGGGTTTGGTACTC